GTTTATTGGTTTAGAATCAGACTATGATATGCAGGACAACGAGCCTCGCAGAATCCGAGAATACTACTAGAGGAAGGGAAATGGACAAAGGTGAAAAAATCAAGGACCAAGGATTTGTTCCTTACGCAAAGCAAAAAACCATAGCAACCAGCAAAGGGCCAAAGCCCGGCGCAGGCAAAGGTAAATCAAGAGGCCAAGGCGCAGCACTACGCGGCATTAAGTTTACAGGAGTCTACTAATGGGTATCCCAAGTTTATTAAAAAACTTTCTGCGTTTTCCTTCGCAGATGATGAAAAGAGGCAGAGGCAAAAACAGAAAGCTGACTCCTGAAGAAGTTGCGCAAAGAAGAGCATCGGAAATTAATGAACCAGTTATGAGTCCAGCTACGCAAATGCGAAACGCAATGGGGAGCACAGCCATGCGAAGCGGAATGGGGAGCACAGCCATGCGAGCCAAACAAGTTGGAGACGAAACCATGGGAATGATTAGAGATTCAGTTATGAAAATGGATCTTCCAGCAGCTAAAAAAGTAGAGACGATTAAATCAGCAGCAACAGCAATTAGAAACGCAACTCCGGCTCAACTGGCTCAATCAAATCCAGCGCAACTTTCTATGGATATTATGAAAATGGTAGGAGCAGGAGGAGCAGGATTTATTGGAGGCTCAATGATGGAAGGAGCGGCCAGAGAAGGCAGACTTCCTGAAATGATACAAGATTCTTTTTTAGTCAGACCAGAATTCAGAGGCATGAGAGAGCCAAGCCAAGCTGTTGGTAAAATGGACACAGGGCTTGTTCGTGATGCTGTTGGTGAAATGATGGACGCAACTCAGATGGGTTACGACATGCCTGATCCAGAGCCAGGACTTGAAGAATTTTCTTTCCTGTCCCCTGAAGACTTGCTGTTGAACGAGTTGTTTCGAGACTAACCAATGGCAATAGGCGACAACAAGCCGACCAATATAGATCGGATTTCTGATCTAATCGACTTAGACGTCGAAGCAGGCGAAACAGTAGAGATCGAAGAACCAATGTCCATGGACCAAGGTGCTTCGGTATCGTTTATTGAAGACGGATCAGCGGAAATAAATTTTGGTCCGGAAGAAATGGACATGGATTTCATGGATCAGATTCCTTTCGACGCAAACCTAGCGGATTATTTAGAAGAAGGCGAACTGGGACTGATTGCCAATGATCTAGTCGGCGACTTTGACGAAGATCATGCAAGTCGTGGCGAATGGGAACAGACTTATGTCGAAGGCTTAGACCTACTCGGTTTCAAATACGAAGATCGCGACCGTCCGTTTCCGGGCGCAAGCGGCGTCACCCACCCCCTTTTAGCAGAATCGGTTACTCAATTCCAAGCTCAAGCCTTTAAAGAGCTTTTACCATCAAAAGGACCTGTAAAAACACAGGTAATGGGCATGGAAACACCTGAAATTGAGGCGCAAGCCAATCGAGTTCAAGAGTACATGAATTACCAAATAACCACCGAAATGCAGGAATATACCCCTGAAATGGACCAATTATTGTTCTATTTACCGCTTGCAGGCTCTGCATTTAAGAAAGTTTATTTTGATCCAAGCAAACAAAGAGCGGTCAGTACCTTTGTACCCACAGAAGATTTAGTTATTCCATACACAGCCAGTGATATTGAAACGTGCGAGCGCGTAACACACATTGTCAAAATGACATACAACGAAGTTCGAGCGCAACAACTTGCAGGATTCTACAGAGACATATCCATTGAGCCGTCCGAGACAAACATAGAAAGCAAACCACAAGACAAAGTGGACGATCTCGAAGGCGTGTCGGCTAGTGGCGCAACAGAAATGATGTATGAGCTTTTGGAGTTTCATGTGTCCATGGACATACCGGGATTTGAAGATCCCGACGGGCTGCACATTCCTTATATTATTACTGTTGATCGAACATCAAACAAAGTTTTGTCCATCCGTAGAAACTACGATCAAAATGATCCTTTAAAAAGAAAGACTCAGTATTTCGTTCATTACAAATTCCTTCCAGGATTGGGTTTCTACGGATTCGGACTCATTCACATGATCGGCGGTTTGTCTAAAACTGCAACAGCGGCCCTTAGACAATTAATAGATGCGGGAACCCTCGCGAACCTTCCTGCTGGATTTAAAGCAAGAGGACTTAGAATCAGGGACGACGAGACTCCGCTAGAGCCGGGAGAGTTTCGCGATGTTGATGCACCGGGAGGCGCGCTTCGAGATTCCTTAGTACCATTGCCTTATAAAGAACCATCGCAAACATTGCTTGCATTGATGGGAACTTGTGTTGAAGCCGGACAACGTTTTGCTTCTTTGGCAAACCTACAAATCGGCGAAGGCAATCAAGAACTACCCGTCGGCACAACCATGGCTTTATTAGAGCAAGGCACTCGTGTCATGTCGGCAGTACACAAACGATTGCACTACGCACAAAAAACAGAATTTAAAATACTGGCAAGATTGTTTGCTCAGTATCTACCACCAGAATATCCATATCTTGTTGCTGGCGGAGATCAGATGATTAAACAACAGGACTTCGACGACCGCGTTGATGTGGTTCCTGTTTCTGATCCTAACTTCTTCTCAATGAGTCAAAGGATTTCACTTGCGCAACAAGAACTACAACTGGTGCAAAGCAATCCAGAAATACACAACATTAAAGAATCCTATCGCAGAATGTATGAAGCGTTAGGAACAGAAAACATTGAAGCACTGTTACTGCCTGATCCACCACCTCCCGCTCCTGTGGACCCAGCGTCAGAAAACGGTGCATCATTAATGGGTGCTCCAGCGACAGCGTTCCCTGAACAAGAACACATGACGCACATTGAGGCGCACCTAACCTTATTAGAAAGTCCTGTGGCCATGATGAACCCAGCAACGGTTCCATCTTTGGTGTCACATATCTTTCAACACATATCATTAGAAGCACAGAAAGTTGCCGATCAACAAATGCCTGAACAACCTATGCCACAGCAACCGGGTATGCCGCAACAACCGCCTCCACCTAATCCACAGAAAGAGGCGCTTAAAGCACAAATTGAGCTACAACTAATGGAAACAATTATGCCTTCTCTTGAAGAAATCTTGACACCACCCGATGACGGAGTGGTACAATTAAAACAACAAGAGCTTCAGATAAGATCGCAAGAAAACCAAGACGATAAAGAAATTGCTGAGAAAAAGTTAAAGCTGGACAAAGCAAAACTTGTGCAGAAAGATCAAGCGGAAGAAGAAAAAATTAAATCTCAAGAAGACATCGCAGCACTAAAAGCCGGCGTTGAAAGAGAGAGAATTAAAAAAGACATGGAAAAAGACAGTGGCAAGACGACCTAGCACAACAGGACCTAGACGAATTGGTATGCCCAATACAACAACGGGTCCAATGATAATTCCTGGAACTGAGGAACTGCCTTTTAAAAAGATTCCACCAAGAAAACAGTTTCTCCAACGTCCATTAAGTATTGAACAAAGACGTCCACCAACTATAGAAGAGCGGGTTGCACAAGTTTTATCAGGACCTAGTTTTCCAGGAAGGCAGATGCCAAAAATTCCTGAACAACCCATGCGGATGGCAGAACCTGTTGGTCCGGTTACAGACACGACAACAATGCCGTCTATGCCTACAACAGGCATAGCTTCTTTATCTGACGTTTTACCTTTAATAGATATGGGAGGAGAAGACATTATGCAACTTTTGTCCGGTCTTCCTAAAACACCGCCAACACCTGTGCAACCACCTGTGATGCCTATATCTGGAAATATGAATCCTGGAAGCCAAATTGTGGATGATGAACCATACCGTGATAGTTATAGGATGATGGAAGATCCAGAAGAAAGGATGGCAAGACGAAGAAGAGAAATGGAAGAAAGTATTTTGAACATGCCTAAACTAATATCTGGAAACATAGATCCTGGAAGCCAAATTGTGGATTGGGAAAATGATCCAAACCGCTATGGAAATTATAGGGTGATGGAAGATCCAGAAGAAATTGTCGCAAGACGAAGAAGAGAAATGGAAGAAAGTATTTTGAACACGCCTAAACTAACCACGGACCCTATTCCTGATCCAATAACAGGAGACAGATACCCTCCTCCAGAAACAGATTTTAAACCATTTGACCCAAGTGGTTTACAAG